CTTCCAACAAGCTAAAGCACTTGATATTGGTTCATCTACATTTGCTAAAGAAGTTGATAAAGAAATTGCTAGAGCAGTTGTTGATGATGATGAGAAGTTAAACGAAATCTTTGATGAGATTGATGCAAAAGCAGAAGTAGGTCAGTTCACACAAGACGAAGTACAACAAGAAACAGTAGCTGAAGAAGAAATTTAATGAATGTCAGATATAGTCAAAGACTTAACGAATTATCGAATTAAAGGTATCGAAAGAGCCGAGATAGAATACTATAAACAATTAACCCAAACACTTGATAGAATAGAAGCACAGATCGTATCATTAGCAGATCAACAACTTCCAAGACAAGCTGGTAAATTAATTGAGTTACAGAGTGCAGTAGCAATTAGACCAAAGATCAAAGCAATACTTGATAAAGAATATTTACCATTTGCAGACAGAGTAGTTAGAAAAGGTTTTGGAGAACAAGCCAAAAGAGTTGAAAGACAGTTTAAGACTATTGGACTTATACCACCTGAATTTCAAGAATTGACTAAAGGCGATCTAGCATTGGTACAAAATCTAAAGCAACAATATTACACACAATTTAAAGATGTATCTAACAACTTCACAAGGATATTATCAGATAAGGTTTATCAGAATACATTAGTTGGAACTGAATTTACTGTACTAGAGAAAGAATTAAGGGAATCTATCAATGGAATATATGCTACTTCTAGCGACCCAGCAGTAAATAGATTAGTAGATTATGTAAAAAACAATAGAGATAATCCAGCATTAGCATCAAGAGTAGATAGTGCTGTTAAAATACTTCAAAGTAAATATGCCAGTACAAGAGTAGGCGAGAATATGAAAAGATATGCTGGTCAGATACTAAACGATTCATTAAGAGATTTTGATGCTACTCTAAACTTTAATAAGTCTAAAGATGCTGGACTTACTTATGTAAAATATTATGGAGATGTCATACCAACTACAAGAGATATTTGTAGAAGAATGGTAAGTGGAAGTCTGGACAAACGAGCCAATGGATTATTTACAATAGAAGAAATACAAGACATTTGGTCTAGCAGAAGTTGGTCAGGTAAAAAAGGTGGTAATCCATTAATCGTAAGAGGTGGTTATAATTGTAGGCATCAATTCAGTTATGTTAATCCTGATTGGTACGAGGAAGATGGAGATGAAACAGAATCTTTAATTGAATCTAAACAAGATACAAAACCAGCACAATCTATATTTGGAGATACTTCATCAGAAGAAAAGAAATATCTACCATTAGCATTTGGAACAGTTGCTACAAACTTCACAAGAATGATTAATAAAGTTCCTAAATTACCACCAATACAAAAAGTTAAAAATGGTGCATATTTTAGACCATCAACTAATGAAATTGCTATGGATAGTTTAGATATGGAAAATTTAGCAACATTAAGAACTTTTACTCACGAATTTGGACATAAAATAGATCATAACATAGCAACTATATTAAGTGCTGATAGAAAATTAGCAGAAAAATTTATACCAAATGCAAACAAAAAAATATTAGGAACTAAATTAATTGATGATGTTTTAGACACATCTAAAAATTCTAAAGGGTTACAAATTAGTAATATTGCCCAACAAGAAATTATGTCAGATAGAAAATTATTAAAAGACAATCTTAAAATTGGATTGCCTAGTATCGAAAATGAAAAAAGATCAATTATTAACAAAATTACAGGAAAATCAATATCAGAAAAAATTTCTATACAAACAAAATTTGTAGAAGATACTATTAATGCAAAAAATTTTCCTTTAAATATTAATGAAGTAAAAGCATTATTATCAGATGTTGGAATTACTTATGACCCTACTGCATTAACTACTGTTAATTATGTATTGCAAATAAAATACAAAGTTATTGCATCACAATATGGTAAATTTAAAAAATACACATTAGCAAATGGTGTATCTGAAAATTTATCAACTAGACAATATTTTAATAATGGAAGTTTTTTAAGAAAATTTGCAGATTATGTTGGTGCAGTATCAGATAATACTATTGGTTATGGTCATACTCGAACATATTATAAAAGAGCATTTAGAACTAAAACATTTGCAAGAGGTTATGGAGATGTAACTTATCATCATTCTACAGAAGCATTTGCTCAATATACTGCATTATCAAATACTAAAAATAAAGAAGCATATATAAAATTAATGAATTATTTTGCACCTAATACTACAAAAACTTTTGATCAAATAATGGAAAGGAGTAAATTATTATAATGCAATTAGAAGAAATACTATCAATGTATATTGATAAATTCGGAGAAGAATATGACATAGATACTGTACTTTTATCAGATGAAGCAAAAGAACAATTATCTAATATGTTAAAAACATCAATACAAACTAATAAAATTATATCATTAAAGGAATTAAATGACTTTTTGGGTTATGACCCAAATGACCCAGAGATATTGATTTAACTACAAACAAGTGATAAAGGATACCAATTAACCAATAGGAGTCTTATGACGCAAGAAACAGAGGCAGTTCAGCCGAATAACGAACAAGTGGAAACAAAAGAAGAAGTAAAAGTAGATGCACCAAAGCAACAAACATTTACTCAAGAACAATTAGACAACATAATCAAAGCTAGACTTGAAGCAGAAAAATCTAAATACGAGAAAAAACTTCAAGAAGAAGAAAAGCAAAAAGCTGAAATCTTAAAACAAAAACAATTAGAAGAAGCTAAGACTAAACAAGACTTAGAAAAGATTATGCAAGAAAGATTATCTGAAAAAGACTCAGAATTACAAAGAGTTAAAGATCAGATTAAAAAAGAAAAAGTAGATAATTCAATACTATCTGTTGCATCTTCAAACAAAGCTATTAGCCCAGCACAAGTTGTTGCTTTACTAAAAGATGAAGTGAAGTACACAGATGATGGTAGAATAGAAGTAGTTGATAATAATTCTAATGTACGATATAACGCAAATGGAGAACTACTTACAATTGAAGATCGAGTTAAAGAGTTCTTAGATAGCAACCCACACTTCCGTCAAGGGTCTCTGTCTGGTTCAGGAAGCCAGAGTGCTATTGGTGGTAAAACTGTTAAACCTTTTAATCTACAGGACTTGGACTTAACAAAGCCAGAAGATCGTAAAGCCTATGCAGAATATAGGAAGAAACGAGATTCAGGTGCTGTTGAGATTAACTTAAAACAATAACCTTAATAGGATAATAAAATGGCAAACGAAAGCACAAGTTCTACTCTATCGGAACTATACACAGAGATAGTAGCAGAGGCTCAATTCGTAGCATCTGAAAAATCCATCATGAGAAACTTAGTTAAAAACTATGCTATCACGGGTGGTGGAAAAGCAGTTGAAGTTCCTGTTTATGCACAAGTATCAGCATCAGCAGTAGCAGAAGCAACTGACTTATCTAACACAGCAATCGACCCAACATCAGTTACTATTACTGCATCTGAAGTTGGTGTTATGACTACTCTAACTGATTTAGCAAGAAATTCAGCACCTAGAAATGTTGCTGGAGACATTGGTAAATTATTCGGAGAAGCACTAGCTAGAAAACAAGACGCAGACTTAATTGCATTGTTTGATGGTTTTAGTGTTACTTCAGGAGATGGTACTACTGCTATTTCTCCAGCTGTAATTTTTAATGCTCTATCTACTTTAAGAGCAAATTCATTACCAGCTAACGAATGTGCAGTTGTGTTACACCCTAAAATCGCTTACGATCTAAAATCTGGCTTAACTAATACTTTTGCTGGTTTAGATACTGAAACTTCAAACGAAGCTCTAAGAGCTGGTTTTGTTGGTACTCTTGCTGGTATGCCAATATTTGAAACTGCAAATATGGCTAACACAGGAACAGCTGGTGATTACAAAGGTGGTGCTATGCACAAAGACGCATTAGCAATCGCTATGATGCAAGATGTTAAAATCGAAACTCAAAGAGATGCTTCTCTAAGAGCAGATGAGATTGTAGCAACTTCAGTATATGGTGTTGGAGAAATCCATGATTCATATGGTGTTGAGTTACATTACGATTCATCAATCCAATAGTAGGATACTTTGTGAGGGTGGGCAACTGCCCTCGCAACTAACATAAGGAGAATAAAATGGTAAAATTAGTATTATCAAATGAAAAGATGGTTACTCTTAAAAGAGGTAACAAAACAATCACAAGAAGTGAATTAGATTATGAAACTAATAAAGTGATGTATGATTTTAGAGGTTTTAAACCTGAGCAAGATGTTGTAAAAGAAGTTAAAGAAGTTGTTACAGAAAATGTAGTACCTTTAAAAAAGAAACGAAAAACAAGGAAGAAAAAAGATGAACAAGTGGATTTGGAAACAAACTAGAAAATGGTCTAAGTGGGTTTGGAGAAAAGCTGTTAATAACCCAATGTATTCTATTCCTCTAGTTTTAATAATTGCTTATTTAATTTGGAAGTAGATTATGGCTAATTATACGGGTGCAGATGTAATCGTTGCTGGAGATGTAACTAAATATCAACCAGATGCGTTTGATTTTGGTATAGCTTCAACTGATACAGAAGCAGTTAATTTCTTTGCACAAACTACTAATGATATTTTCAGACAGTTAAGAATAGAATGGTGGCCTGTATATAAAACAAACATATTTACAGATATTACAGTTTTAAATACTGCTGAGATGGTTAATACAAAAGTTAATTTAGATCAGTTTGAACGGGCTGGTGTTTATCTATTTCTTGGAAGATTCTTTTTACCAGCATTAACTAAATTTAGACCAGAAACAGAAAAAGATAGATTTGAAAGAATGGCAGAATATTATATGAGCCAATACAATATCGAATGGAGAATGATATTAGAAGATGGTGTAGAATATGATGTAGATGCTGATGGAACTATCATATCTAACGAGAGAGAACCTTTACATGGATTTAGAAGATTGATGAGATAATGGCTGTCGATCTAAAGATAAAATCTAACTCAAAACAAGTATCTCAAAAATTTAAAAAGTTTCAATCTGTATTACCAAGAGTTATTGATAAAGGTCTTAAACAAGCTGGATTTCAATTACTAGATATAATTAGAACAAAAACACAAAAAGGTATTGATTTTAGAGATAGACCATTTGCACCTTATAGTTCTGGTTACTTAAAAAAATTAAACAAAGAGGGTAAATCAACTAATGTAGATTTATTTTATTCTGGTCGTATGTTAGGTAGTTTAACACCT